TTGTTGGGGTCTTCCTCGGTCACTGCCTACCCCTTCGTGATGTAGGCGAGGTAGGCGTCCGCTCCGTGCTCGAGCACGAAGGAGTTGACGTCATGTCCCTCTGGCATGGGCCGGCGGATGCTGTTGCCGAGGTTGCGTGCCAACGTTGCAACGAACTCACGGCCGGCCTTGTCTCCGTCGCCGATCACGATGACTCGCTCGAAGTCATCGAACAGGCGGTAGTAGAAGGGCTTCCAGTTGGTCGCCCCAGGCACTCCCACCGCCGGCATCCCTGCCTCGGTGGAGACGAGCCCATCGACCTCGCCCTCGATCACAGCGATCTCACTGGTCGCCAGGTGGAGAGCTTGGACGTTGTACAGGTGGGTCGGGTCGCCCGAGACCCCGAGGTACTTCCCGTGCCCCATGTCGCCGCAGTCGTGCGGCTCGAGGCAGCGGAAGCGCATGTAGACCACGCCGGTCGGCGTGATGTACGGGATCGAGAGGCGGCCATAGAACTGCTCGTGCGCGGGGTCAGGGTCGCTGACGAGACCAAGGCGATACCCAGCCGCGGCGTCCGGGCCGATGCCCCTGGCGGCGAGGTAGGACAGAGTCGTCTCGTCGAGAGCCGCGTGATACCTGTCGGCCAGTGCCCCCAGCCAGCTCTTCTGCGACTCGCTTGGCCTCACGGAACTCGAGTCCTTCCTGTGCCATCAGCAGCTCGATGGCATCGCCTTGTACGTTGCAGGTGAAGCAGTTGAAGACGCCCTCGCCGAGGTTCACGGAGGCCGATGCTCGGCGGTCGTCGTGGAAGGGGCAGCGGACCTGTTGGTTGGCGTCCCGGTCGGCGCGGTACTCCACGCCGTACTTGTCGAGGACACCCTCAATGGGGACCGTCATGGCCACCACGGCCAGTTCCTGTAGGCGTAGTCGATCGCCCCGGCCTGAGTCTCGAACGGCCCGAAGCATCGGCCGTTCGCCCGGCAGAACACCCACCAGTGCCGGCCAGTGGGGCGGCGCACGTTGAACGGCGGCAGACGATCCCTCACCGGCGCTCGCCCTTGCGAGCTCGGCGTGCGTTGGCCAGGTCGAGCAGGGTGGGCCGCACCTTGTCGTTCTCACGGCACCACTTCTCGATGCCCTTGCAGGTGCCGAAGAGCACCCGCTTCGGCATGGTCATCAGGTAGGCCGGGACGTTCACTCGCCCTCCGCGTCGTCGATGGTGATGAAGTCGATCTCGATGCGCTCCCAGCCGGCCTGGTTGGACGGGCAGCTGGAGCGGCACTCCTGCTGGATCACCGTCCGCTTCACGACGTCGGGGACGGTCGTGGTGGAGCCGTCGTAGGTCCACACCGGGTTCTCCATGTCGTCGACGAAGATGTCGACGTCGTTGCCCGGTCGCTGCGTGGCACGGATCGTGTGCCACTGTTGCATGTCGAACACGATGTCAGGGCTGGCGACCTGCTGGCTCGAGCTCGAGTGGTGCAGGAAGGCCGTGCAGTCCGTGTAGGACGAGCCCTCGCAGTAGTCCGACTCGCCCTCGTACCAGGTGCCGTCGTTGTTCCACCGCATCGGGATGATGTGGTGCGAGCGGGTGTTGGCCGGGTCGTTGGCCTGGATGCGGAAGCGCACCGTCACCGACTGGTTGTTCCCGCCGTAGTCCCGCTTCACCATCATCGAGCCGTGATACCAGCCGGCGCCGCAGACGCCGCTGGACTGGTAGGCGAACAGGTGGGTCAGCACGCCGTTGGCCACGGTCAGGTTGTCGGGCTCGTTGCACCCATCCGAGGACGTGAGGTGGCCGGTGTAGGCGGTCCACTTCGTCGTGTCGAGCGAGCTCCCGTCGAAGCCGTCGCTCAGGATCCGGTGGAAGCCAGCCTGGGGGGCCGGGATGCCGGTGGTCGGCACCGGCTCAGGCTCGGGCGTCGGCGTGGGGGTGGGCGTCGGCTCGGGGTCCGGGGTCGGCGTCGAGGTCGGAGTGGGATCCGGCTCCGGTGTCGGCTCCGGGGTGGGCTCGGGGGTCGGCTCAGGCGTGGGTTCCGGCATGGGCTCCGGGGTGGGCGTGGGCTCCTCGGTGGGAGGAGGTGTCGTCGGGTCGGGCTCAGGCACCGGTGGCGCCGGCGGGACCTCGTAGCACTTCCGGCCCTCGCGGTAGTAGCCCTCGGGTACGGAGCGCTGGACGCCAGCGATGTTCTTGCAGAGGTCCGTCTTGCGGTACGCCTTCGAGGCCAGCTGGCCCCAGCCGTGGTCATCCCACGGCGCAGAGCCGGCCGGGGCCATGCTCAGCAGGACGATGGATGCTGCCGACGCGGCAGCCGTGATGAGTCGTCTCACAGGCCCTGTCCTCTCAACCACTCGTCGAGAGTGGTGGTCACGTACGCCTTGCTGACGCCGTGCTGGCGCCGGTAGTGGACGACGACGAAGCCGACCTCCTCGAGGCGGAGGTAGCGGTGCTTGGCGTAGTTGTCCCGCTCCACCTCGGCCTGCTTCACCCAGCTGGCGAGGGAGAAGCCCTTCTCGCGCTTGCACTCCACAACCCAGCGGTCGAGGCCGTCAGGTCCCCGGCCCTCGCCACCGATGGTTCGGATGTGCCGCAGGACCACGTCGCCCTCGTCCTCGGCACCAGTGAGCACGAGGTTCTCGGCGTCGAGCCCGCGCTCGTCGCGCAGGTACTTCATCACGTCCCGCTGGAACTTCTTGCCGGCCGCAGTGGCGTAGCGGTTCACTGCCACGACGCCACCACCCCGGCGACGATGATGGCCACCAGGACCACCCAGATGAAGGCGAGATCGAGGTAGCTCATCGGTGGATCCGCCTCTGGAACTTGCGGTAGATGGCCGGCATCCGGTCCCTGGTCGCATCGCACGGGCAGTCCTTGGCGGCGAACGCCGAGTGCGGCATGTAGTCGGGCTTCTCGGTGATGGCGCCGCTGCGCTGCATCGCCACGAGGATGTCGACGATGGACTCCTCGGCCAGCTTGGAGAGCTTGGTCTCGGGCATCCCCATCACCGCGATGGCCCTGGCCATCCGGTTCTGGTTGTAGCTGAAGCCGTGCAGGCCCTTGTCGTTGAGGGTGTGGGCACCCTGGGCGTCGAGGTAGGCGCCCTGGCCGATCTGCCCGGTGGTCATGTCGACCACCCAGTTGTAGGAGATCCCGGTCTTGAACCGCTCCCAGCCGATGCGCTCGATGGTCTGCATGTCGTCGATGAAGTCGCCACGGAGCGGCCCGTGGTCGAGGGTCACCGTGATGTGCTGGACCACCGTGTCGGCCGGCTGGTGGGCCGGCCGGATCTCGCGCCGGGTGAGGTAGACGCCCTCGTAGTGGGCGCCCCACTGCTTGTGGGAGAAGACCGGGACCGAGGCGATCTTTCGCAGCTCGGACATGGTCCGCTTGTTGACGCCTTCGGGCTGACTCATCAGTGGGCCACCGATCCGATCGGCTTGAACGACCGGACCATGCCCTTGCCGAGCAGGGCCTTCTCGACCTCCGTCAGCGGGTGCTTGCTCATGCGAGCGGTGCCCTTGGAGTCCACACCCCGCGCCTTGCACGGCTTGGTGCGGGGGCTCCGCTTGGTCGACTTCATCTTCACGCGAGGCTCTCCTCGAAGTAGAGGTCTCCGTAGACCTCGAACGGGTGGACACCCAGGACGTCGATGCAGATGGCGTCGGCGTGCTCGAGGGTGACTCGGGGGTAGTTGGGGCGGTTCGGGATGGTGATGCCGACGCGGTCGGCGTACTCCAGCAGCGGGGCGGCCGGCAGGTAGACCGCCTCCTTGAAGCCGAAGAGCTTGCGCTGGTAGCAGAGCCGGCACATGCCTGGCTTCCGCTTGTTCCGGGCGGTGCGGTTGCAGCCCTCGTTGGTGCAGATCACTCGTCGTCACCCCAGGAGTCCAGGGCATCGTCGACGGCTCGGCCGACCTGCTTGGCGGCCTCGGCGATGCAGTAGCGCAGGTTGATGTAGGTGTCGAACAGCCACCCGATGAGGAACCTCATGGCTTCTCCCCGCAGCGGGGGCAGGGCAGCGGCTCGAGGTCCTTGCAGACCACGCAGAGCTCGTCGTCCGTCCACTCGTCGACGCCGAACGTGAGCTCGGTGCCGCAGAGTGCGATCTCCTCGGAGCAGTCGCACGCGACGTGGACCAGGTCGTCGGAGTCACCGCCATCCTCGAAGGACAGGGGCTCGGTGACGACGATGGGGCTGTCGTCGGTGAGGGCGCTCATGCCTGCCTCCAGTGCATGGTCTCCTCGTCGAGCCAGTACCAGTAGGCGCTGGTGCCCGACTTGTCCGACTGGCCGAAGCGGTTCTTGACCACGGCCACCGGGCGCCGCGGCCCATGGTCGGCGAGGGTGAGGATGAGCGCCGGCTTCTGGCTGACCTTCCCGATGATCGCCTTGCGGGGCGGACACGGGTTCTCCTTGACCCGGTCGTCCTCCGTGGTGTGGGCGAGGACGATCGTGGCCGAGTCGGTAGCCCTGGCCATCTGCGTCAGGGCCTTCATGGCCCGACGCTGGGTGGACCACTCGTCCTCGGACTGACCCTCGACGTCGGTGAGGTTGTCGACGATCACGAAGTCGGGGGCCTTGCCCCACAGCTCCCAGAACGCCTGGATCTCATCGTCGATGGCCTCGTAGGACAGGTCGTCCTCGAAGGACCAGAAGAGACCGTCGATCTCCTCCATCTTGAGCAGGGCCCACTCGTCCTCGACCTCGAGCATCTCCTCGGCCTCGCTGGCCGGCAGGTTCTGGACCCACATGGCGAGCGCACGGCTCGCCTGCCCGAGCTCGGCGGAGTCCGCGGAGAAGTAGATCCCGCGGAGTCCCTCCTTGACGTAGCCCAGCGCCAGCCACAGAGCCCAGAGGCTCTTGCCGGCCCCCGGCTGACCGGCGACGAGGGTGACCTCGGAGCGCCGGCAGGCCGGGAGACCGTTGAACACGACGGGCATGGGCTTGCCGCCCAGCCCACGCTGGCGTACTGCTCGGGACAGGCGCTTCATCAGTGCCTCGCTCGGTTGATGAGCTCGAAGCCGATGAAGTTCTGGCCCTTGTCGCCGCACTCGAGGCAGGTGAAGAACGGCTCGTGCGAGATCAGCACGAGGTACTTCTCCTTGCAGTCACCGCAGAACAGGCGGTGGTGGCCGCAGGTCTTGAGGCCGATCCACTTCGCCGGGTCCGAGTGCTCGCCGAGGTACTCGGGCCAGACCCGCGGTCCGTCGCACGGCAGGTCGAAGTTGAAGTCCTCATCCAGGACGACTCGCTCGTCCTCCACGGGGAGGACGTCAACGTCTTGGTGCATGGCTCAGCCCTCGAGGCCTTCCGGGCTGTCGGGCGCCACCGGCGGGGTGGGGCCGGCCTGGCCCTGCTCCCTGGCCTTGGCGAGTGCGAAGCGCAGGGCGCCGTCCATCGTCAGCGACATGATGGCCAGGGCCATCGGGTCGACCAGGAACTCGACATCGAGACCCTCCGTGGTCTTGGCCCGGAGGTGGACCTTGTCGTCGCGGACGTCGAAGGAGCCGATGGCGAGGGTCGGGGTGTCGGTCGAGGTGCTCACTTGTCACCCCACACGGGCTCGCACTTGTCGCTGGCGTTCTTGGGCTGGGGACAGAACCAGCCCTCCCAGGCGCCGCGAGCGTTGGTGCCGCTCTTGTACTGGCGCTTGCCGTGGTTGCAGAAGCGGTCCTGGCCGACGACCTGGGCGCCCTGCTGGGCAGGGGCCGCGGCCTGCTGGGCGGGAGCAGCTGCCACCACGGGGGCGGATGCGCCGGCGGCGGCGTGGAACAGGCCCTTGGTCTCGACGATCGTCTCGAGCAGGGACTCCTGCACGGCCGTCAGGTTCTCCTCGAGCTCGGCGACGTTGTCGCCTCGGACAACGAGGAGCGCGGCTCCGTACGATTCATCGGACTTGAAGCTGACGGTAAACGTCTGCGGTTG